TTTTGGTCCTGTGGCATCTGCTGTGATATAAGGCAAGTTAACAGTAGTTTGTTGGCTACTTGACAGTTCGATCTTGGCTTTTTCAGCAGAATCCTTTAGACGTTGTAGTGCAAGTGTATCGCTTTTTAAATCGATACCATTTTCTTTCTTGAACTCGTCTACCAAATAGTCCATTAGCACTTGGTCAAAGTCTTCACCGCCTAGGAATGTGTCACCGTTTGTTGACAACACTTCAATTTGTTTGTCGCCATCGATGTTGGCAATTTCAATGATTGAAATATCAAATGTACCACCACCGAGGTCGTACACAGCAATCTTGCGGTCACGCTTGTCTGCTTTATCAACACCGTAGGCCAATGCGGCTGCTGTTGGTTCGTTGATAATACGCAATACTTCTAGTCCAGCAATACGGCCGGCATCTTTAGTAGCTTGTCGTTGACTATCGTTGAAGTAAGCGGGAACAGTAATAACTGCTTGAGTAACTTCTGCACCCAAATAGTCTTCTGCTGTTTTTTTCATTTTGCGTAGAACTTCTGCACTAACTTGTTGCGGAGCAAGTTTTTCGCCGTTAGCTTCGATCCATGCATCGCCATTATCTGCTTTGATAATGCTGTACGGCATCAAATTGATGTCTTTTTGCACAGCCTGCTCGTCAAATTTACGACCAATCAAACGTTTGCTAGCGTAAATTGTATTTTTTGGATTTGTGACTGCTTGTCGTTTTGCTGTTGCACCTACTAGGATTTCTTTATCCGTATATGCAATAATTGATGGTGTTGTACGTGCGCCTTCGCTATTTTCAATAACTTTTGCTACTCCGTTTTCTAGGATAGCTACGCATGAATTTGTTGTACCCAAATCGATACCGATGATTTTGCTCATAATTTTCTCCTTTTTAAAGCAAGTAAATATGTAGGCCCTTACGGCGCTCTACAAATTTATTTATCCCTGAATGGTCTCAGTTTTAAAAATATTGGACCATTTTTTAAGTTTTTCGCGTTTGGCTTCTGCGGCTAGTTCAATATTAGTCCAGCTAACTACATCAAGTTCTTGTAAGATTTCGATCATAGCATACAAGTCACCTAGCTCTTCTTCCAAGTGTTCCCTATTAGTCTTAGGTTTGCCTGGTTTAAAATTATCTAAACCAAAGCGACTGATCTTACTTACCGCTTGAATAACTTCTGCACATTCCTCTTGGAGAATGTCCATTACTTCTTTAGTTTGTGAATCCATAATTACCTCTGATTTGCAAATGGAGCAATATATTTGCCCTCTGTGGTTGTGCTAGTTCTTAGTGTATTATAGACATTTTGAATGCCTACTGCCTGGTTCCACGCATCCTCTAAAGCATGGTGGGCCGTAACTGGCGGACGTTGGGGATCAATCCCTAAATCAAATGCAGTTCTAACGTCTCTGACTTCCCAAAACTTCCAAGGAATAGCCTTGTTAATTTTACGGAATACATGTTCGCAAATGATAATATCAAAACAACTACCATTTGACCAAACACGTTTAGCGCCCCAACAGAATTTATACAGTTGATTAAATGCATCAACAATATCAATTCTACCTTCGGGGTCAAAAGCGGCGGCTTGCGCTTCTTTACTTTGATTAGCCCACCAAGCAATAGTGTCGTCACTAGTTGTTAGGCCTATTCGATCGCAACTGTCTAAATCTACTTTGACATAGAAACTGTCCATTTTGGGTTCAGATACTTCTCGCCCAAAAGGATCAAATTTAACTGCTCCAATAGTTAAGATAGTTGCGTCGGGAGTTGTATTTAGAGTCTCCAAATCTATCATAATGTCTGTATTCATACAGCTATTATAACAGATTTAGTTTGTTTTGTCAATACAATTTTGGAGGTAATTGCTGATCTCGAAGTTTTTTATTCCAACGACTTTTGGCAGCACCTTTGGCACGTTTACGTTTGGTTGTTGGCTTTTCGTAGAACTCTTTTTCACGTAGTGTGTCTAGTGTTCCTGCTTCTTCGATTTTTCGTTTGAACCGGCGTAGGGCTTGATTAATATTTTCATAATCTTTAACCGTTATGCCTGTTCCTTTACTCTTGCGGTTCATCGTCTTCCTCGTCTTTGAGCTGTTCTACGATTTGGTTCAAATCCCAAATTCGATTTTTATTTATTAAGTTATAAGGAGTAGTTTCATCCGTTGTCATATAATGACAGTTAGGTTGTGCCAATAAGAATGTAACAAATTGTTTAGTAGTAGCATCACAATTATCTACGTCAACAATTATTGCATCTACTTGCATGGCTACACTTAATAGCCAACCTATATCCGACTCTTCCTGATCATATATAAAAACATTTAGATCATCAATGCTTTTGCTTAAAATGGCTTGGAATTGTTGTTTAGTAGTCAAAGATGGTTTTACTAACAAATAGCTCAAAGTCAAATTGAACAGTTTATCCGGCGGTGTTATTACTGTTATTTTTCCTAAGTTCATGTATTCTTTCTTCAAAGTATTTTATTTTTTCTTCTGTGTAGTTACTAAATCTTGGACCGTATTTTTTAGTTTCTTCTACAAACGCATATAATTCCGGGTCAGTAGTGTTATCAACAATGAAGTCTTCAAATTTATGATCACTATACTCTTTATATAGCTGATCTACAGGCTTGATGCCTTGAATTCTTGCCCATAGACTTCCTGTAGTTTGTTCAGCGTTTTGAACATAACTTATTCCCGAGCCTTGACTTGTATCTGTCCCGTCTCGTCTTTGATCATGTAAGTCTTTTTTTTTGACTCTTCATCTTGTGGAAAATCCGGTTCAGGCATTGCAGGAGATTCATGCCCTTCGGAATCTATATATGTTTCACCTTTGGCTAATCTTTCTTGCTGTTCCTGTATTGCGGCCTCTTTGGCAGCTTGCGCTTCGGCAGCCGCAATCATAGCGTTCCATGCTTCTAACTCTTCGGGTGTTTCGTCTACTGTAACAGTTTTTTTAATCTGGTCAATTTGAGATTCTGTTAAAGGACCGTCATCTTTCTCGTAGTCTGTAGGCTTCTCGCCTACATCTGCTACATAAGGATTTGGAGTATTAAATGCTTCAGTTAATTCGTCTGCTTGATTGTCTATCCAAGTTTTTTCTTTAGACCAACCAAACGTCATCTGACTAGCAAGTAGCATAATGACCGCAAGTGGATCAAACACAATAACAATAAGAATGATAATCCAAGTGACTGCTTGTTCTAGTAAGGATGCGTCTGGGTTGGCTCCATAGATAAAGGCCGCGATATACTTAATAGGGCCAACTTCGGCATCGACCTTGCGTATCTCTGCACGTATTGGAGCCGCTTGGTCGTTAAGACTAGTAATAAGTTTCTGTTGGGTTTCAATATCTTTGGCAAGCGAACTACGGTCTTTTTGCTGACTCTTACGGACACTGTTTGCCTTGTCCGCACCGCCCTCTGTTGTTGAGCGTGCCATGATCTGGTCCACCGCTTCATCCATCTGTTTAAGTTGTTTGCGGTCGGCTTCGATATTTTCTTTGGCAGTTTTGATCTTTTCATCAAAGATAGCGATTTTGCTTTGAACGTCACCTGACACAAGATTCTGGTCATTATGTGCCTTTGAAAGGAATCCAAAAATACCCATGGAGGTAATTAACATTAATACAATGACCGCTGTGGTCATATATATTTTCATGAAACGTGGAGCACGTTCCCAGTTGGCTTTTAACCAAGAGGCGCAGACAAGTTTACCAACTTCTAAAGCCGACCCCATAATAATGATGGGAATAGCGGCCGCGGAAAATATAGCGGTCAAACCTACCACTGAGTAGTAGATTGCGACCGCCGATATTGTTAAACCTGTGAGTAGTAGTAGATACGCTAGTATCATACTTTCCTTTCTATTAGATTGGACTACCAGCTAATGTTGTTCCGCTGATCTGAGATACAGAAACAGTTCCGAAAATATTTGCTGGAGTATTGGGTTGAGTAATAGTAACAGGAATTTGAGTTCCGCCACTGCTTGTTGAGTTAAACACTCTGTATGAGCGAGTATACCCAGTTGATCCACCTTTAGTAATAGCAGTAACGATAGCATCTTGCAATGCTAGAGCAACTGTATTAATTGCAGTAGTAGTAGAATTTAAACTGTTGTAGGCTGTGGGCAATGTAGAACCATCTGGGTTTGATACCCAAGTGCCGTTAGCTGATGAACCTTGGCTCTTCAACCAATTTGTCCACTCACCTAGGATAAATGAATCACGATCAAACTGAACTGTAAAGCTGATAGCAGTTGGTTGATTTGTAGCGTCTGTGTTTAGACCAGATCCGTTTGCGGCGGTGATCGTTACATCATAGATACGGCAATCTGCTAGGTTATCTAAACAATCTAAAATTGCGGCCCAACGAACGTTGCCCTGTGCTAGAGTCAATGCTTGTGCTGATGTTAAACTTGTGCCATTTGTGTAAGCTGTGTTATCCCAATCGTATGGCCAAACACCGCCACCGTTTGTGTTTCCTGTTGCAACTGGATAATATGTTGCACTGGTCATTGTTAAAGTAACACGATAAATTCCTGGTGTTACTTGATTAATGTCCTGATTGTATCCTGATCCGTATCCCATGTGGATGCTCCTTGATTTATAGAGTATTTATCAGCAAAACACCCTAAAGCTATTATAACTTTAGGGTGCTTAAAGGTCAATATGTTTGAGTAATTAAACGCCCTGACCAGGTGCTTGACTAATAACGCTACCGTCAGTAACTAGGGTTACTGTGATATCCTGAATGATTTTTTCGGGTAAATCTGGTTGTTTTAAAACAAGCTCTGTCATAACATCGTTATGTGTTTTTGCATTAAAAACACGCCAGCTAGTAATCCAACCGTATGGTCCGCCTCTACATGCGCCAGCGGCAACTGCCTGACGAATTACCTGCTCAACTGTTGTAATTGGAGTCCCAGTATAGTCGTTTGTGTTACCATTTTTTGCCTGTAGGTAAGCAAGATAAGGAACAATTGGATCGGCACTATAAACTAAATCAAAAATTAGTTTTGTAGGTTGATCGTCAATTGTGGTCATTCCCTCGGCGTCAATCCAATCATCCTTGTGCATGAAAGTTCCAGTTTTTAGTAATTCATTAGTAATACCTGTCCAACGCAACATACCTAGTGCAATGCCCTTAGCGTTATTTGGATCAGTTGGCGGAATGTGGAAATCAGTCCACTCATATGGATTGATAGCGCCTTTTGTTGCAAAATCAGCACTATCTTGAGTTGTTTGATCAGAGTAATGCGCAACAGACGTTTTATTGTCCATATTAATTGTTACTCGATATCTGTTTGTTGTAGCTGCCATGTTCTTCCTCTATATTCTATATTTAGCTATTATTTGAATATAATCAATGCCATTAGTGAGGCTTGGACAAAAAATCCAAATCCTATCGTGACTATATTTAACAGATCCTTTTGGATCGTGGCTTTAAGAAAGAAACAGAATAATCCTGCCCAACTAAACAGGACCATATCCACTGGGGGCATTTTTTCAGTTAGTCCTGTGACCACGGCTAGCATAGTTGGAACTGTAGCTAGGTGAAGCAGAATAACTGCTACCCAGCCCATTGTTTCTGCTGAAACGTGAGGAGCATGTTCTTTAATGTTTTTTACTAGTAGATCCAAATCAAAGAAATCATGGACTCCTGCTTTAATTTTTTCAACGACTGTGTTCATAGATATCCTTAATTATAAAAAATATGATGGCCAATTTTGGCAATAGGTTTCTTGTTCCAACCTGGGTTAATATAATCCCCATGAAAATATAGGGCGTTCTTTAAATCCGGTAAACGGAATCCTTCTAGTAATACTTTTTTAGCTACTTCCATGCTTTCTGTGTATACAGGACCATTCATTGGTTTCATTGCACTAGGTCCTTCACAATACCAGCTAAACTGACACATGACTTTTTCGTATACAACATTTTTTTGATATACTACTTTGCAAATATCGCCCGGAAATTGACTACTTTCTGCACGATTGATTGTTACTTGAGCTACAGCTACTTTGCCTTCAAAAGGCTCACTGCCTGCTTCGTGATAGATATTACGAGCTAGACAATCTAATTGAGTTTGTCTCATTTGCGCTGTAATTGGGCTTGCTTCATCTCGGGCTTGTTTCAAGTGTTGAAACTTTGATGCAACTACATATTGCACTGAACACCCTAATGCTATAATTACTAGCAAGTTAATGCTAAATTTGATAATGCGTATCATTATTGTCTCCTTTACGCTGGATTAAGGGATTTGCTAAGTCCCGCTTTACATGGCTTCGATACATTCTCCTTATGCGTTAAAAGCCTTACCTGTTTGTGCCTCAAACCTATGAGGCACAATATATAGTTATCCTCTGTTTTATGAGAATAACTACTATGTTTATACCAACTTACAGTTTAACGTCTCATTCTTGAAATGTCAACTGCTTGTTCATCACTAAAAACCGGCACTGCATTACTTTTATGCATGGTTGCAATACCTTTTACTTTATCACCCGTGTAAACTTTAGCTGGAGCCAAAGTTGCTACACCTGCACCACTATTCAAACTTTTGATGTGATCAGTAGTGTTTCTACCGGCAGGAATACTCAAACTATAGCCAGTTGAGCTTAAACTTTCGCTAGACAAGGCACGTCGGCGCTTTTTTTCTTCTAACTCAATACCTTGTCGTTTGAGAAGGTCTTTCCATTCTCTGTCCAATTGTTCACTCTTACGTTTAGCTTCTGCGGAAGCAAACTTTTGTTTGCCTTTCTTTTTGCCTGTAGTAGATAGCCAAGGGCCTTCTAGATGCATGCTCAAAATATTCTCCAAAAGTTATAACAATACTAGTATTATACTAGCATGTCTAAATTATGTCAATTATTATTATACTCGAAATGATTCGCCACACCCACACCGATCACGTTCGTTTGGATTGATAAATTCGAATCCTTCATTAAGTCCGTTGCGGACCCAATCCATAGTTAATCCATTTAAGTATGGTTCATCTTTGCGACTTATTATTACAGAAAACTCAGGCTGAATATAATCAATTATACCCTCTTCGTATTGATAATCATCTACATATTCGAGCACGTAGGCTAACCCACTACAACCTGTAGTCCTTACGCCAATACGGATCCCGATGCCTTTGCCTCGTTTAGTTAAATTTTCTTTAACTTTGGCTCGAGCTTTTTCTGTTACGGTAATCATCTATTGCGGCTTTGATGGCGTCTTCTGCGAGGATTGAGCAGTGGATTTTAACAGGTGGAAGAGCCAACTCCGAGGCGATGTCGCTGTTTTTAATACTTCGCGCCTCGTCCAAAGTTTTTCCTTTAACCCACTCTGTGACCAAGCTAGAACTGGCGATCGCACTACCACATCCGTATGTCTTGAAACGAGCATCTCTAATAATACCATCTTCATCTACTTTAATTTGTAATTTCATCACGTCCCCGCATGCCGGGGCACCGACCATGCCGGTTCCAACTGTAGGATCATTCTTATCAAACGATCCTACATTGCGTGGATTTTCGTAATGGTCAACGACCTTTTCTGAATATGCCATTAGTTTGGAACTAGTGCCATTTTCTGTGTATTAGTCGCTGGATCAGTAATTTGTTGCCAGTGGTAACCTGCTGGGGGTTGTTGAACAACACTAGGTGTAACAACAACTGGAGGCTGAGCGTAAACAACTTGAGGTTGTTCAACTACAACAGTTTCAGGTCGAGCTAATTCATAGCCAATTACTCCGCCGATTAATGCCGGAGCAACCCAACCGCAACCATAACAACCACCGTGATAATACCCACCATGCCAGCCACCCATTCTATATGGGCCATGTGCTTGAGCACTAGCGGTTCCTAGTAATGCAACTAATGATAAAGCTAAAATCGACTTTTTCATAATATACTCCTTTAAGCGTATAATAATATAACGCCTTAGACTAATATTTAGTTGACTTATTTGGCTTCTTTTCGAGCGTTTTTAACTGCTGTCACATCATTACGTGTTTCTTTGCATAGCTTAGCCAAATCTTGGCAATGCTTGCGAACTCGTGTGCCGGCGGCACCTACTTCTTTATCATAAAACTTTTCAAAGTCTGCTTCCATTGCTTCCATAATTGCTTGGAATTCTGCGTATTTATTAATGGCCATATAAGGTCTCCTTTGTGTTGCTAGTATATAACCTTTGTAGCTTTTGTCAACCGCAATAGTGAGCATAAATACTCAAAAGAGGACAAAAATGGCACAACCAAATGCTAAGTTAGGTGATACTGGCAAAGGAAACTGTTTAGCAGGGCATCCAGATGTTAAAAAAGGTGTTCCTAAGCCATATACAACTACTTATGTAGAAGGATGCGATACTGTATTCCTTAATAATCAACCCTTGGTAACTATCAGTCATCAAGGAAAAACTGACTGTGGACATACTACAACTTGTGTAGCTGGATCAGATAATGTTTTTGCAGAAAATCAACCTGTGCATAGAATAGGTGACGAAGATAAGATTAACGAAGGTGACGGAGACGATGTATGTGTGTCCGGATCTGACAACGTAGATTCTGGAGGATAACATGCCTATTAGTTTAGATGGTATTGCTAGTAATCCGTTAAATGCCGCTCAGTCTGCTTCCTCTCTTATAACTAACAATCCAGCAGTGGCTGCTTCTGCATCTACATTTACTAGTTTAACAAGCGGTAGTTTACCTGTTAGTATTCCAACTGGTGTGTCATTACCCACGCTTCCTGCACTGCCCACGCTTCCTACATTTAGTAGTTTAATGGATAGTGCAAAAGGTGGCGGAGTGTTCACTGATCCTAGTGCGCAACTTTCTGCTCTTTCTAATCTAGGAGTAGCAACTGATGGAGTATCGTCAGTGATTGCTGATGCACAGAAAAATGCTTCAACAAACTTGGCTCTAGCTAAAGCGTCATTAGCACAAGCAACTAAAGAAGCTACTGCGGCAGGCGTCCCTGTTAGTGCAGATGCTATTGCTACAGCAAAAGCGCCATTAGGAGTCTTAGGAGGTATCGGCTCTCAATTATCTGCTAGCGTTTCTAGTATCACTGGCGCCATTTCGTCTAAGGTATCTGCATTAGGTGTAACTCCTACTGGCAATCCACTAGCAGATGCACAGGCGGCTTCGGCAGCATTGGCTAGTTTTAAAGCAACTATCCCTACTCCGCCCACTGCACCAGTAGCACCAAATCAAGCAACTACTGTAAATGGTATTACTGTTACAGATCCAAATTATTCTGCTAATGTTTCAGCGTTCGCATCTGGACCACAAGCGGCATTTAATACAGCTCAATCTAGTTATACTTCTGCTATTAGCACCTTTGCATCTAATCCTGCAAACGCACTAGGACTAGGTGCAGTATCTAATATTTCATCAGTTGCCGGCGGTGTCACAGGTAACCTAAGTTCAACATTTAGTGGATTGGCTAGTGCCGCGGCAAGTGCAGTATCTCTTACAATGGGTGCGATGAAAGCAGACGGTTTACTATCTAAACTTACTAAGGTATTGCCAAATGACATTGCCGGAGCACTAAGTGGCGGTATCAATCAGAGTGTCATTACCAAAGACGCTAAATTTTCAATTATTAAGGCGCAAGAAACTGCTGTGACTCAAACAGTGCCTGGACAAACTCCTAATCCTGATCCAGTTCGTCCTGCTAGTAATCCGCCAACACCGCCTGTATCACAAATTACCAAACAACCACTTGATCAAATAGTATGGACTTCGGAAGTTAACGGATTAGCTGATGCTAGAGATGCGGCATTTAAGGCGTTTTGGAAAACTTACGGGCTAAGTTATCCACCCAGGCCCGATCCTAACACTGCCCAACCTGCTTATATGAAATTTAATGACAGTCTTATCCCCGGTTATGGAGATTCAAAAACTGCGGCAACTGCTATTACATCATCAAAGCCTGATAAAACTACATGGACTGAGCAAGAGGCGGCTGCCGTTGAATTGTATAATTCTAATAAAGCCAAACTGCAAACATTACCGGAGTATATTAAAGTAAACAGTTTCAGAGAAGCAGCCAATCAATTAATAGATGAACACAAAGCCGCATACAATGCATGGTTAAACAATCAATCACGATATACTTTACCTGCTACAACTTTGCAGGATATGGAATATTACGACAAAGATTCGCAACATGCAACTGCGGCCTATGCACAGGCTAGTTCTACTGCGTCAATTGGCTCCAAAATAAACAAAGGAGGACCTCCGGCTACAGCTTATACTGTTATAGCCGGATATGCTCGTAAGATTGGAACTTTTTCAGATAGCTTTGGTTAAGAAGCTAATTTAATACCAGTTGTGTTTTGAATATAACTGTCAGCGGCATCTTTCATTGTAGGTGCCAAGACCATAACAGTGTTTTTGCTGATAGTAACATTTGCATCTGGATCAGTGGTAAACAAAAATGGAACCATTGCAATTCCTTTTTGGCTAGCTGTAAGAGCTAGTGGTTTACTAACAACGACGCCTGTAATATTATCTTCTACAAGTTTAGCAATTAATTCTTCGCCTGCTGTTGTTTTAATTGTTACGATCTCGCCTGGGGTGATGCCTTTATTGATTAACATATTATTCCTTTTCAAAATGTTTTTTAAGTTCTGTAAATCCGCCAATTAATTTATCGTCTAAAAAGATTTGTGGAACAGTTCTGGCAGTAGGAACTGCCTCCATTAGTTGTTCACGTGTAAAATCTTTATTGATGTTTCTTTCCTCGAACTCGATGTTCTTCATTTTTAGAAGTGCCTTTGCTTGGTCGCAATAAGGACACTGATTCTTGCTCCACACCACTGCTTTCATTTTTCTTATCCTTTTTAAAAATTCTATCCCAGTTGTCGCCAAATGTCTTTTGGTCAACGCTATATGGTCTGGGACTGCTTCCTTTTCCACCGTCTGACATTGTTAACTCCTTTTGCTAGATTATACACTCGGTAACATGTCGTAGTCAATACCTTCGCCCATTACACCGATGATGTAATTAGTCGATTCATTTTCTTGCAAGGCAGTTTGTTTCTTACTGGTATCAGTGTGTTTGTTAAACCAAGGAATGGGAGTAGACTTTGGAGATGTTGTTTGATACTTGATACCAATATCCTTAAGAGCATTGTTAGCTGTATAGTCAACAAAGTCCATTAGAATGTTTGCGTTAAGTCCAATCACTGGGCCTTTCTTAAACAGATAAATTGCCCAATCTTTTTCTTCACGGATTACATCCAAATACATTTGATAAACTTCAGCTTCACATTCTGTCTTGGCTTTGGCAAAGCGTGGATCCTCTTTAACTACTTGATTAATTAAAAAAGCTGTCCATTCTTTATGTAACAATTCGTCCTGTAGAATCAAACTGATAATGTTGCCATTACCAATAAAGATCTTATTCTCTACCATAGCAAGACTAGTAGCAAATGATACCATAAAGCGGAAGGCTTCAAGGGCGTAACTAGCATTAAGAGCCAACCAAATAGCTTTAATGTGATCTTCTTCTGCAATATAGCCGTCTAGTTCTTTAGCACAATTAATTTGATGTAACTGATCATAATATTTTCCTACACTTGATGCCATGCTAACAATTTCTTCTGTGTCGTGAATGGTGTTGAACACATCCTTTGGCACGTTATAGATGTTACGTATGATATGACTGTAACTACGACTGTGTATGTTAGTTTCAAAGAAACTCCAATTATACATTAGAGCTTCTAATTCCGGCAATGATACAACTGGTGTAAACACTTGTGCTGGTCCACGACCTTGCAAACTATCTAGTGCAGTTTGTCTTAGCAAATTACTAGTAAAGATATGTTTAACAGCATCACTAGCATCTTTAAAGTCATTAGCATCTTTGCTTAGACTAATCTCTTCTGGAACCCAGAAGAAGCCACGAGCTGTTTGTTCAATCTTTTGTAGCTTGTTGTATTTTACTTCTTCAAATCGTTGAATAGTAACTGGGCCTGCTGGATCTAAAAACATCTTGCGACTAAGATAGTCTGTTTTTGTGTTTAAGTTATATTGAGCTTGACTCATAGTTTACATGCCTCGCAATCATCTTCTAGTTCTTCAAAGTGGAATCCATTTACTTGGACTCCGTTGTGTGTTAATTCTGGAGTCGGTTCAACATCTGCCTTCGCGCCTTTCTTATTAATCAAACTATAGTAGAAAGTCTTAAGACCCCACATTTGAGCTTGCATTAAGTTCTTAGCGATCAGTGTAGTTGGCACTTTACGATCTGCCCAGTGGGCCGGATTGTAAAAAGTATTTGTGCTTATACTTTGGTCTACATAGGCAGCCAACACACATGCTGTCTTTAGATAACCGATGCAGTCTTTTTGGTCCCACATGAGTTGATATTTGTTTTTAAGTTTATGATATTCAGGAACCACTTGAACAAATGATCCTGCTTTTGATTCCTTAACACTGATCAAACTCATGGGCATTTCAATACCATTAGTGCTGTTTATAACAACACTACTGCTTTCAACTGGGGCAACTGCCATTAAGGTAGCGTTGCGAACACCATACTGCTTCATGTTTGTGCGTAAGGTTTCCCAATCAAGTTCAGGAGCAAAGTTTGCTAATTCATTAACACCCTCTGCACGTAGTTCCCACGGAAAAATGCCTTGACCGTAGCGTGTCTTCTCACTATGTGAGCAAGCACCACGTTCTTTGGCTAGTTCTACTGTTGCTTCCGTTAGGTAGTAGGCTTGATGCTCCATCCATGCTTTTACATCTTGTAGTGCATCTGGTTCGCCATACTTATAGTTTCTTTTTGCATGCCAGTAGGCTAGATTAGTAACACCAATACCTAGTGGCTGAATTTCATCATTACTTAACTTACTCTGAATACTTAAGAAGTCTTGATAGTCAAGTATGTTGCATAGACTACGCTGTAAAATTCTACATGCCCTGCGCATGTCTTCCGGATTTCTAAATGCGCCCCAGTTAATAGATCCAAGGGTGCATAACGCTATGCGGCCATCCTCATCGTCAAGACGCTTAAATGATTTAGTGGGCAGTAGAATTTCGCAACATAGATTACTTTGATAGATAGTATGGAACTCAGGATCAAATGGACCTTGATTTTGAACATTGTCAATGAACACAAGATAGATACGACCTGTGTCTGTGCGTTCTTTTAATATTCCGCCTTTGAATACTTCTTCAGCACTCATAACCTTCTTACGAAGGCCAGGTTGCTTTTCATACTTTACATACAGTTCTTCAAATTCTTTTGTGTTACGATAAAAGGCTTCATATAGGTCAGGTAGTTCATTCGGATCGAAGAACGTGATATTTTCTTTGTTCTTAAATCTTCTCCAAAAGAATTTGCTAAGGACAACTCCGTAGTCCATATGTCTAACTCTTGTTTCCTCTGTGCCTTGGTTGTTCTTAAGAACAATAAGGTCATCAAACTGATGATGCCAAATGGGATAAAATACAGTAGCACTTGCATTACGAATACCTCCTT